GATTTTGGGTAGATGTAGCGCTAGTAATTTTTCCAGCTAAATCTAACGCATTTTGATCTGAGATGTTGTTCAAACCCAAGTCACTCATCATCTCTTGCGCTTGAGCAACGGTCAATGTGGATGTTGCAGCGGTAGCGGCGGCCGGGGTTGTAACTGCAACGTTTTTAACCGCCGCCGTGTTTATTACCGGGGCAGTGTTTTCGTCGGCTGCGTTAAACCGCTCGTTAACCTGCATTGCCGCAAGAGTTCCAGAAGTAACTTTTGAAGCAACGCCAGCGGCTAATGAAGCGCTATTTTGTGCGTTTGCTAGATCAACTTTGCCAGTTACGTTGTAGTCTTCTATAGCGGTCTGTAAGAATTCTTCTGTGTATTCTGATAAATATTCTTTTACCCCCGCCTTTACGGTGTACCCAGTACCGGTTTTAGTAATATCTCCGACAAGACGCCTAATTAAAGCTGCGTCCCCAACGCCGGTAGTTACTAAAGAAACAATTGCGGCTTCAGCGCCGTTAAGCATGGCCCCGCTTCTTGCAGCGTCCTCAGAATATCCCTTTTCTTTCAGTCGATCGTAACCACTACCTATTCCTGCGCCATAATTTTCAATGACATTAGCCGTAATATTTACACCTAGAGCAGACGTGTACCCAGCTATCTTGCCAACTTTAGTAGCCAATCCGAGTGGCAATACATCTTGCAAAAGTTCTTTTAGTGCAAACGATCCTGCACCAAGTGGGTTCTCAAATGCGCTGATAAAAAAGGTTGCTGCTTTTTTTCCTATTCCATCCGCAGCAGCAATGTCATTTTTAATATTTTGTTCTTGACTTTTAATTTCATTTGGCATTATCTTGTCGCCAAAGTTTTTCAGATCAGTTGCTTTTTTATAGAAACTGGAATTTCGATCCATCCCAGTGCTTAAAGTAACCGCGTCTGAAAAGAATTGCCCAAGTTCTCCGAAGGCAGATGCGGGCAAGGCAAGTCCAGTCCTTGCTACATCACCGGCTAATTTATTGAGTTGAACAAAACCGGCTGGCGCTTCGCCTGCGTAGGTGATGGACCCGCCAACAGGGTTTCCCAGTTCGTCTGTTTGCTGTACGATAACCTCATTCGTACTTGGATCAGCGTAAGCAGTTTTAGTACCCTCGCTAAAGATTGGTACGTAGTTGGCCTGCTTTGCTAATACACCAGCCCGGCTTGTGTTAATTTCCCCGTTGCCAATAACTTGCTGCGGCACCTCATTGGCGTAGTTCGTAGAAATTGTTTCTACTTTTCCTGTTCTCGGGTTTGTCCAATCAAAAGTTTGGTTTGGCCCGAGCGCTGCTCTCCAAGCGGCAAACGCCTCTGCTTGTGTAGTGGGCTTAGACGTAACTGATTGAGCCCGTGCCATTGCGGCATCAAGGTCCCCCCACTCAGGATCGTACGCAGTTTGAGATGCCGTAGGCGTTACCGTAGGCGTTACAGTAGGTGTAACGGTAGTTGTAACGGTAGGCGTTACGGTAGGCGTGACCGTAGAAGTTGCCGTAGGGGTAGGAGTCGGCGTTACCACAGTCCCGGTGCTACCGTCCACTGCACCGCCTACAGTTGGCGTTACGTAACTTGTTCCGGTGCTGCCGTCTGCCGCGCCCCCTTGGGTAGGGGTAACATAAGTTGTTCCTGTACTACCGTCTGCGGCCCCGCCTATGGTAGGCGTTACGTTTGTGCCACTTACAGGAGGAAGCGCAGTCCCAGTTACATTTGATCCTGTAACTGGAGTAGTTTCTGTTAAGCCGGCGCGTTGCAAGTTACCAACAACATCTATGTTTGGTTCTGATTGCCTTACTGTTTTGGCAAATGAGTCAATTTCGCTTTGCTCTACGCTCGGCCCAAACGCGGTTTGCCAAAAATCTAATGCGGTTGGATCTGGCTCCCTGCCAACAATATCCCGATAGAGCTGTGCAACAGCACCTTGCGCGGCGGGGGGGGGTGCCGAGGTTTGAACTACATCAAGAGCACGGCTTGGGTCCCTGTAGGCGTCGGCGATTGCTTTTACGTCCGGGGTCAAACCCGTTGCAGTGTCGATGTAATTAACAGCAGCTTTTTTACCTTCTACAAGCGCGGCATTTAGAGCTGCATTGGTAATGTCTCTACCCGTTAACGCTGCTGAAATAGAAGCTCTAGCTACGTTTTGGGCTGCTGGCGGTAGCTGGCTAAACCCCGGCATAGCATTGGTAATGCCACTTATTGCTGTTCCGATCGCAGCGCCAGCCAATGCATTTAGGGGATTTTGACCAGTTATCCCCGAGCTTACAACACTGGTGACGCCTTGCGTTATTCCTGATTTGACAAAAGCTGGAAGGTCAACACCTTGTAACGCACTGTTTACAGCGCCAGATACGTTAGACCCTACAAAGTTTAAACCGGCAGACAGCACAGCGCCTTTTATGGCTTCGCCTACATCCCCGCCGTTGGTGGCGGTTTGAATAATAATATTGCCAGCAAGCGCCGCAGCTACAGGGTTGGTGATCCCTAGTGCAGTGCCGATAGTCAGCCCGGGGGCAGCAAGAAGCCCGGAGACGGTAAAACCTGACGCAGCAGCACCAGTAGTAGCCGCCAGAGTAGTACCCAACCCACTCCCAGCCGCTGCGCCAGCATTTATTAGCCAAGGTATGCCGTAGTACGCAGCGGAGGCGACAAAAGCTACTTTGGCAATATCTTCCAGTGAATCAAGAAATTGCTCCCCCATAGTTGAGGGATTTTTGGGAATGTAGTAACCCGTTGTGTTCCCAGCAGGATCAAATAATGACCCAAGTTCTGGGCTGTGTTTAACTGCAAAACCGATGACGTTAGATGTGTCTTGTACCTCAGTGTTGTCGTCTCGCCCACCAAGTTTTGTCCCGTACCGTATGTCTACACTGTTAACAGGAACCCCAAGCGAGGCCGCAATAGTGGCTCGTGTAATTTGTGGGTCTATTTTTGCAGGAGCAGGAGCAACAGGAGCAACAGGAGCGGCTGTGGTACCGTAGCCAGAGTCATCGCCATAGCCCAAACCCTCACGGTAGGTATATCCCAAAGCTCTGCGACGGTACTCCAAAATATTCATAAGTTACCAAGCCAGTTCATGTTGTTTGAGTTGCCGGGTTAACCGCCGCCACCATGGCCTCGGCCCAATCAAACCAATTGTCGTACTGATCCGTGCGGGGCGTGGCCTCGTTTGCAAAAACGTCGATTGCATTCAGGCCATTGCCCCACAACTTCCAGTCCGTCTGGGCATCGGGGATCTGGAGGTTTTGAGCCCCGTACAGCTCGCACATAAGGCTTGCCCACGACTCAAACGTGCTGTAGCGGGGGTCATAGATCTGTGCAGGATTAAGCGCCATATGGCCTCGAATCGCCGATCTCGGCACTAAGCAAGATCTTGCCAAGCTGATAATCCCCCCCGGCCACGTCAGAGGTGAACTTGAGGCGCAGCTCCCGGCGCTGCTCTCGCATGTCAATTTTGCCGTTGTTGGGACCAAAAAAGTAAGGGTCGGACTCCTTGTCCTCGCCCTGAGCGAACGGGCGTCCGGTAACAATTACCGACATTTCACCGGATTGGATGAAATCCGGCTCAATCCGATCAAGTCGAATCCAACGGTTTGGGCCTTCTGCGGTAAGCTGGGACGGGCCGCCAGAGACCCAGCCAAGGTCATTGGTCTCAAACGAGCTGGGGATAGACAACACGTTCTGGCCATCAATCTCGTCTGTGCCAATTTCATGTTGGTACATGGCAATGAGGTCAGCCGGGATTGAAAAAGTCAATGACACCGCACCCGTGCCCGTAGCCGCCGCCGACATTTGAATGGCCTGAAGGTAGATGGCCGACACAAGAATAGAAAACCCAGCCCCTGCGCCACCCAAACTGGCTGCCGTAGCGCTCAGGGCGTTGCCCACCAAATAACCCGCTCCACGAGCCGTAACGGTCACGGTGGTCACTGCCCCCCCGGCAACAACAATCGTGGCCTTAGCGCCCAATCCTGACCCTCCTGTGAGGGTTACGTTGGTGTAGGTTGCATCAACGTAGCCAGACCCGGCTGTAATAGCTCCAAGCGTTTTGATGTTGCTGGTTGTGATGGCCACCACGGTGGTGTTTGTCGGGATGTTGGTGCCAGTGATGACTTGGCCAATCGCAACTTGCGTGTTGTAGGTGTCGCTGTAGAGGAAAACGCTGCCAGACACCGTGTTAAAAGTATCAGTAAACACGATCTCAGCTTCGCTGACATGCCAGTCAGCAGCCACGGGGAAGGCAAACACCTGCGAAAAATACCCGGCAGAGCGCTGGGCACCGCGAGCCTCACCCGCGTCGTACCAAATGTTCTCGCGCACGTTGTAGATGATGGCGTCGGTGCATTCGGTTGCATCGCCACGGGGGTAGAACCACCAGATCTCGCCAAAACGCGGAACTTTTGTTACCCAAACTTTCTGACGCTGGTCGTAGTTCAGGTTGTCAAAGAAGTAGTTCTGGTTCATGCTGTTGGGGATCTCCTTGACCACACCGTTGTACAGCAGGAAGCGGTCCACGCCGCACCAGTAATAGACGCCGTCGTACTCAATTGCCGACTGGGAAGACAGGATTGAGGACTGGCTGCTGATGATGTCGTAGCGCCAGTATTGAGCCGGCGTCCCCGTGCCGCCAATGAATGACACGCGGATTAGGCTGTCAAGGCTCCAGAACAGCCCAGAAGGCGCGTTTGAGCCGCCCCTGACGGGTAGCCCTTGGACAATCTTGCCGGAGGCCACGTTGGTCGCATTGGCGTCGGCAGAGACCCAGTCGCTGGGGTTGCCGGCCGAACAGTTCTGAATCAGACCGTCGTTGCCGTACACGAACAGGTACGGGTGCAGCGACACAACGCCGCCAGAGACTGAGATGTTGTTGTTGAAGGTCAGGGTGACGGAGGCCGTAGCGGTTGCGTTTGCGCTCAAAACAACGGTCCACAAACTAGACACCTGCACAACAAACGTCAGTCCGGCAGTTGTCCCGGCCGTTGTAACAATTGCCGGCCCGCCATAAGTTGTTGACAGCGTGAAGGTGGTGGTTCCGTTTGTTGCAATGATGAAATAAGTCCCGGCAGAAATCCCGCTCCCAGTACCCGTCAAAGTTCCACTGACAACAATTGATTGGTTCAAAACTAGGGTGGTTGCGCTGCACGAACACTGCCCGGCTACTCCGGTTATGGCAACCCCGGCCAAGGTAATTGTGGTTCCCACAAGATCAACAGAAACAACGGTTGTATTTGCGGGGATTCCCGACCCCGTCACCGACTGCCCAGCCCCAATCAGCGTGTTTACTGCTGCAAAAGTTACATTGGGGCTTGCATTTGTAGTAGAGCCGGTATCAGTAAAAACGCCAACCTGCTGCATATTCAAGGCAGCAATGTCGCCAATCAGCACAGGCGTGTTGCTGTTATTGCTGATTGAGTTCAGGTTCAAACCCGGGTGCGCTACAAGCGACTGAATGCCGGCTCCTGAGACGTCATAGAAACCGTCAAACTGCCACAGGTTTAGGTCAGATGCGGTGAAATTGGTCAGCGTAAAGTTGTTAACACCAGCGCCAACGCCGTTGTTGTCAATGGTCAGAACTTGCAGACCGTCGTTGTAACCGCTGAAAATTGAGGTGAAGGCGTTCTGAGTGTTGACCCAGATCCCACGAGAGGGGCCCGTAAGCTGGTCAGAGATGACACGATAGCCACCAATCTTGCGGGGGCGACCACGTTGAAAACGCACCCACTCGCCGTCGGTGTAAAAAATTTTGTCAAAGACTGTGCCGTCGCGTTGAATGCCCGGCTTTGTGTCAAGGGTAAAAACCTTGGTTGCCATCAGAAAACCCCGCCCTGAACACCCCCAGTAAAGTTGCCGGTGCCGGGTATGTTCAGCCCTGTAGCCGTTAAACCAAACAGCTTGACGCCCAAGATTGCAATACCAAACTCACCAGAGCCGGGTCGGTAGATGCCTGTTGACGTCTCCGTTGCAAAGTTCAGCGACGGGGCTCCCACCGTGCCGTCCACCAAAGACACATTCGACGCACCAGCAGCGATCGTTGAGGCGTTGAGCAAGTTGACCGAGTCGCACAGCAGGATCACCTGTTGGCTCGCAGGTACGGTTGCCGTAGCCCCCCCACCGCTCGTGGTAAAGGTGATCTGGTAGCCGGGGCCTCCACCATTGGTCTGGTTTGTGATGTAGTACACCTGCACCGTCTGGGGCAGCACTACGGTCACGTTGCCTGTCAGGGTCCCGGTGTACTTTTGAATTACATTGGCGGCCTCGGCGGCGGTCAGGGTGTAGCTGCCAGTCACTACAGCCTTGGTGAGCTGGGTAAAGTTGAACTGGGTGCTACGGCCCAAGCCAACAGTGAAGAAGGCAGAGCCGGAGCAGCAAAGCACACAAGAGTCGGCAGGCTGCAATGAAATATTTGCAGCGCCATTAATCAGGTCACCGCCAGATGGCGCAATGGTCAGCGTGCCAGTCCCGCCGTTGCGGACCATCATGTACCAGTCGTTGCCCAGCGTGACGGCTGACGTTAGGGTTAGGGTGCCAGCGCCGCCGGTCCAGACATAGGTTGAGGCCCGGTCCGTGGCCAGCGCGGTGTAGTTGGACGCAAAGGTGTTGACCTCAATAGCTCCGTTCAAGGTGTTAGAGATGGCCTTGAGGCCAAATCCAGCAAGGGTGGCCGCATCCACGTTGGATGTACCCACGCCAAAGGCTATTAGGCCCCATGTGCCCGCCGTGGTGGCGTTGGTTGTCAGGTAAATGTACTTAGCCTCACCGGGGGCGATCGTGACGATTGAGCCGCCTGCGTAAGTCCTGACCTCAAAACTGTAAGACCCGACGTTGCGGAACAAGGCATCAATACCCACAGACGCCTGATTTGCAGGCGGCATGTCTAAGGTAAACGAGTCAAGCGTGAAGGTCAGCCCGGTAGTCGTGCCGGCCGTGGTGGCCACCGCCGTGCCGCCTAAAGTAGACGACAGCGTGAAAGTTGTTGAGCCGTTGGTGAGAATTATGTAGTAGGTGGTGCCGCTGACAAGGCCCGTTGACGTGCCAGTTAGAGTCCCGGCAACAACAACAGCTTGGCCAACAAACAGGCTAGGAGTTGTAGTGCAAGAGCACTGGCCTGCCGTGCCTGTAACAAGGACGCCCGCCAACACCAAGCCGCTTGACAGCGACGTGACGTCCATGACGCGGGCCGCCGCGTTGTCGGTGTCGCTCCCATTGATTGGCCACGAAAGCGTTGAATCAGCAGAAAGCGTGATGCTGCGGTATGAGACGTCGGTCGGCTGGATTACGGTTCCCGTGAAGGGGCTATTAAAACTCATTATGAATCCCTCACAATCGCCTGACGATCAGCAGCACGAATGACGTTCTCTGTCTTCAGGACTTCAATGATTTTGTCGTAATTGCTCTGCCACATAGGCATGCGCTCGTCATTCTTGAGGAACGGCATGGCTTGCAGCAAAGTGCCATACAGCAGCGCCTGTGGGGCGTACTGGGTGAACCAGCTCGATTGGTTCGATGAGTCCAAAGGCTGCACGCGCTCGTAATACAGCACCTCGTAGGAGTAGGCCAGTGTAGGGGTGGGACCTACCAACCAGTGCTCGTAGTCGTAGTCGCAAAAATACAGCGGAACGTCAGTGCTGGCAGCCTCTGGCCAATACTCGCGGATGTACTCGTAGGTCCGAAGCAGCACAGGCTGGCGCTTGCCTGCCACGGTGATGTTCATTGAAACAGTCTTGCGCCAGCGTGCAGGCTTGGGAATTACGTTCTCGGACGCAACCATGTTGCTTGTGGCCACAGTCAAGTTGCCAAGAAATTTGATCTCAGCCGCAATGATCTGCTCTGCCAGCATGATGAACTGCGGAATTTTGTCTAAAGTTTGGGCATCTGTGCGTTCCAGATAGGTCTGGATGTCATTGACCAAACTGTCGTACGTCATTACGGCTGCGACTGTCATTTTTTTCTCCGTTATCCGACGTTGCGTTCAAAGTGCGGGCAATCAACCAGCGACTTGAAGTTGCCTCCCCAACGATTTTTGGGGTGCAAAGACTCCCAGTAAACGCCCAGCGGAGCAATGATGCCCTTGTCCCAGATTATCCGCCCATCTTTGAAGAAGTTCAAGTCAATGGCGCACCTTTTGAGGTGAATTGAGTTCATGGTCTTTGACCGACCTGTTTTGAAATAGATAGCCTGTTGCTCTGGCGTCCGGGACAGTTCCCCGCCAGTAACCACAAAACCTTGCTCGGTAGCGTACTGGATCAGCTTGCACATATCCAGCAGGAAAGCGGCTTGTTCTTGACTTAGGCTCATTTTTTACTCCTCATGTCAGCCAATTTCTCAATCGTGCGTCCACCAAAATAAGCACCCATGATCAGCATCCCCCACTGACCGAGCAGTTGGACGTAGGACTCGTTGGCGTTCAAACCGAATGCGGACATCATGGCAAAGATGAAGTACCCCACGAAGATGGCTACAAGGCTCATAGGGCGAATATTCTTGGACAGCCAAGAGTCACTGCTCATATCCGCTTTCCAGCGGTCTGAGACGTTGTTATCCTCATTCTGAGCGGCTAGGGCAAACACCTTGAGTTCTTCCAACTCGGCTTGGGCCTTCATAATGCCAAGCTCAATTAACCGCTCCTCGTGATCGTACTGAAGCTGACGTAGTTTGGCCACGTCCTCCGGGGTCGGGGAATCAGGAATTTTTATCCCAAAGGTGTTCTCAACAACCTCTTTGCCCTTGGCTTGGATTGCAGAAGACAAAAGGCCCAGACCGTTCTGGGCCAACGTACCGAGGAGGGACGCAACTATTGGAATCATGGTCACCCTTTTAAATCAAAACTCAGATTAGCATGGCGGGGGTATTGAACGACACGTTCACCTTCGGGACACTTGTACTTGATCGTCGCTAGCAATGTAGCTGAACCCGGCGCAATCTTCTCTTTTCTCACCATCGTGAGTTGGTATGTAAACGTGTCAATCGTTGGCCCTGCTGGGCCGCTGAACTTGCTTGCGGTTGTCGTTGCCTCGTGCACCATACCTGCTGCGTCACGGATGCTTGGCGTAAAACTCTCTACTGAGCAGTCATCACGTTTTTTAATCCGGGCCACCGTGACGTTGATAGGTTGCCCTGCCGCTGCTGTAATCTTAAAATGCTCTGGTGACCACTCAAGGATAGCCCTGTCAAACCACCCAAACTTGTCTGCCAACGTGTACCCGCCGCCAATGGCTGCAATGCTGGCTGCGACTGCTCCAATGGCTTTGGTAAGGTCAATCATTTGTCCCGCCTATTCCACTTCATCTGCCCAACGTCAAAGAGGCATAAACGATGGCTGCCATACTGACGATCAAGACACCAGCGGTCTTCATGATCACGCCCTCAAGCCGCTTGAGCCGCGCATTGATCTGTGCATACCTCTCAGCACAAACGGCCTCGTGGCTCGTAAACCGGATGTCTATCTCGCTCATACGCCCATCTTCTTTCTGATCTCGGTTGCGGAGATAGCGTGAGTGGCAGCGTCAAACACTTCCTGCTCAATCTTGTAGCCCACATCCCTGCCGTAGGTGATGTTCACCACATTGGGCACAAGCTGTATCTCGTACTGCCCTTGGTACAGGGGGTCTAGGTCACGCTTGATCAGGTCTTTTACCTGCTCTGCCGCAAATGGATTGGAGCCGTTCCAGCCTTGGCAATCCCTGATCTGGATGATCACTTGGCCTGTTTTGGCAATCGCCCGGTCAAACAACGCCCTGTGCCCCGGATGCCACGGTTGCCAGCGGCCTAGCATCTGCACGGTTTCCCGCTTCCAATCAAACACAGGGCGGCGGCGGCTGTCTAGGATGTGCTGGCCTATGAACTCTGCCCACTTCTCTGCGTTCTGCTCAGTGACCCGGAAGTCATATTCCTTCGGAGGAATAAATGCCTTGTTGGTATCGTCAAAGCGGCCCTGATCAATGGTGTCTACCCAGACAGTCCAGTCTGCCTTGAAGTTGTTCCGCATCTCGACCAGCGGGGCCACAAAGTCGCAGATCACATAGTCGCCAGTGGACTTGAAGGCAAACTCAGCCATACGCAAGGACTGACGGATGCGGCCCTCTTTGCTGAAGTCCCAATCATTGAACCGCTTGCGGATGTCATCAGCGTTGAACCAGTCCACGCTGCACTTGTAGGACGTAGGAACGTGTTCAGATGCCCGGTAAGCAGGCATATGCTTCACATCCGAGTTGCACTCAAGGTACTTCTTCAGTGCGGTAGCAAGCATTGTTTTGCCGCTACCCGGCAGACCCATGATCAGGATTTTTTTCATTTGACTTTGTACAGTTGTTTGACCGCAAACTCGGGTGCTGGTTTACGCCAGAAGTCTTTGCCAGCGTACTTCTCCCACACTGATTTAGGAAGTATAGAGGGGCGTTCTTGCCATGTCACTTCCTTGCGTACCGTGTGTAGGCTCTTCATATTCAGGGCTTTGTCAAACACCTCGTTCTCGTACTCCACGTTTTTGAAGTCGTGGTCAAAGTATTGCTTGCCAATGAACTGATACAACTCACGCATCACGCTCTCAGGCTGCTTGCAAAGCATCTCGTACTCCACCAGCATGATCATGTCGGGGTTTAGCAGTAGACCCTCTTCCAAGAAGTAGTAGGGCTTGACCACTTGGCCTTCTTTCTTCACATCCATCAGGGCATCGCACCTTGTGGTGACTGTCTGCCGCGCTTCATCATCGGTCAGGGTTGCACCGTACAAGGAGTTCTTGGCTGAAATGCGCTCAAAGCTGTCCAGTATCCACGGCAAGTCACGCACACAGCAGATGATTTTGGTCTGCGGGTAAAGGTCTTTGAGCAGTGATGTCTTAGATGTCCAGCCCCGGCTGGTGTCAAACACGGTGTTTGGCGTGACCGCCTCATAAAACGCATTGAAGATGGACTTGAGGATATGCTTGCGTCTGGCTTCATCAATCAGGTGGTTGCTCTCACTGCCCGTGATGACGTTGATAGTTGAGGTGACCAAGCCTTGCACGGGGGACGAGATGTCTGCATAGAACTCAGGGTTCTGGCGCAGAATAGCCGAGAGCAGGGTCGAGCCTGACCGTGGCAAACCAGAGATGAAGAAAAACTCTTTCATGCCTGTGGAATCCAGCTAATCGTGGCCTCATCCCACTGATAGCGTACATTGCCGCCGTTCATAATGGCATCTGCTGGCCTTGCTACTGGTGCAGCCCAAGTCATTGTGTCCAAGTAGCCAATCCATGATGGGTAGGGCTTACGGGCTTCATGCTCTGCGGTTCTGGCAGCGGTGTACTCTGCCTCGGTCAATACCTGCAAAACGCCAGCAATGGTCGTGTCGGCATCGTCATCACAAGTGCCGTAGTACCTTGGCGCACGGAGGTATGTGCCATCAGGCGCTGTTGCTACAGGCCATGTAGAACTGTCGTGCCAAATGTGTTTATAGCCCTTGACAGCAGGCATTGATGGGCCTGTGCGTTGAGGTTCGGCTGTGCAGACTATTTTGGTTACTGCGTCTACTTCGGTAATGCAAATGTACATTGTGATGCTCCTTAAAATTAAACTGCAATTCTGCGGATGGCTCGGACACTGTATGAACTGTCTTTATTAAAAAAGTTGTACTGGCCCCCATCAGAGAAAAATTGAGTAAATGCGGCTGTTGAACTGCCATCTGTACTAGACCAGTAGTTTGCAGGAGTAGACGCAGAAGTAAACGCTTGAGCGCCGCCCAACTGAAACGCAGCCGCTGAAGTTTGTGCTGGTGTTCCAGCGGTGTAATTGGAAGCCCTAGCTGGAACAGCGTTTGCATTTATGCCAGAAGATGTAGTATTGCTCTGTGTTCTAGGTTTTAAATTGTAGTAACAAACTTCCAACTCGTTTTTAGCCGGCATATACCAATCGCTGAATCCACCAATTACTGCATCGTTACAAAAGTGCGCGGCAGAATAAACGCTGCTACCACCATCCGCAACCATGTCAGCAGTATTTTGTGGGCCGTCAATAACGCTATCTGCACCCGTAGCCGCTGTGTTTGTGCTTTTCCAATAAGTTACGGTTTGTGCAGATGATATAGGGCCAACAATTATGTAGTGTGTAGCTACGCTGCTAACACCAATTTGACCTGCATAGAACCCACCGCCAGAGGCTGCACCAATAGCAGGTATTGCGGGAGTTACGGAATTACTTGCGGCACTAGCTGGACTTGTACCGCCGGGAGTTGAAGCGGTAACTGTAAACGTGTAAGGAGTCCCATTTGTTAAACCGCTGACTGTTATGGGGGACGCACCTGTGCCAGTCAGACCGCCGGGGCTTGACGTTGCTGTAAACGTAACTGTACCCGTACCAAGGTCAGATGGCGCGGTGTATGTTATCGTTGCAGAGCCTATTCCCGCCGTAGCCGTCCCAATCGTAGGAGTGCCGGGGCTTCTAGGCCAGATGCCTTGCTTTACAAAGTCTGCTGCTTGACCAAGCGTCCAAATACCTTTAGCCGCTGCGGTTGTCGGGGCTGTTGGGTTCTTGGTGACGATGCCGCCGGGGAACTGTTTAATACTCATGGCTGTTCCTTAGACTGCAACTCTGCGGATGGCGCGGACATTGTAAGTAGCAGTTTTAGCGGCGGCATATTGATAGCCTTGATAAAAACTGTTTCTCCATGCGGTTGCTCCAGTATTTTCAGTACTAGACCAATATTCAATAGTTGAAAACGCCTCTGCGCCAGTAGAAGTTACAAATGCCGCAGCGGTAGTTTGCGCTGGGTTGCCAGAAGTGTAGGGGCTTGTCCTAGCTGGAACAGCATTAGCATTTGCTCCAAACGCATTAGGAATAAATGTTGTTCCCGGTTTTAAGTTGTAGTAACAGACTTCCAATTCATTTCTAGCAGGCATATACCAATCGCTAAACCCGCCTATAGTTAATCCTTCACAAAAGTAAGCCGCTGGATGGGTAGCATTGTTCATGTTAGAACTGTTTGTTGGGCCATCAATAATTGATGATGTTCCTGCCGTGCTTGTATTGGAATTTTTAAAACTTGTTGCACTTTGTTGTGCGGAAGATACTGGCCCAACAACTAAGTTGTAATCAGCTACACCATTGCCTGCTGTTGATATTTGACCCGCAAAGAAGCCGCCGCCAAGTGCCGAACCAACTGCGGGAACAATTCCCGTCCAAATTTCTTGGCCCCTAGCTTGCATCTGCTGAGTGACTGTCCAGATTCCAGAAAAATTAGGCATACGTTTCCTTAGACTGCGACACGCCGGATGGCACGAACTCTGCGTGCGCCGTTCTTACTGTTTGTTTGAGCAATTTGGTAGCCGTAACTAAGGTACTGTCTCCATGCGGCTGTTGCAGAACCCTCCGTACTAGACCAATAACTAACCGCTGCAAAGTCCTCTGTGCCTGTATCTTTAAAATCTGTAGCTGAAGTTTGAGCAGGATTACCAGTTGTGTAGTTACTTGCTCTTGCAGGAACTGCGTTAGGATTTATACCTGAACTAGTATCATTTACAGTTGTTGTGGGTTTTAAATTAAAATAACAAACTTCTAACTCATTTTTAGCGGGCATATACCAATCGCTAAATCCACCAATAACTAAGTCATTACAAAAGTGTGCAGCAGGATAAACAGTTGAGTTTCCGTCAGCCACCATATCAGCAGTATTTTGAGGCCCGTCTATATCACTGTCTGCACCCGCAGTAGCTGTGTTTGCGTTTTTATATGTAAGAGTTGTTCCCGCTTGTGCAGAAGCTACTGGGCCAACAACCAAGTTGTAATCTGCAATTCCATTACCAGCCGTAGAGATTTGACCAGCAAAAAAGCCACCACCAAGGGCAGAACCAACAACGGGTATGGGTGTTGCGCTATTACTCGCCGCACTCAAAGGACTTGGGCCATAGGCATTGGTTGCAAAGACTTTAAATGTGTATGCTGTGCCTCCCGTTAAGCCGCTTACAGTAACAGGTGAAGATGCGCCAGTCCCAATCACTCCATCAGGCGTTGAGACAACTGAGTACCCGGTAATAGCCCCACCACCCACATCAGATGGCGCAGTGAAGGTCACAGACGCAGCACCACTCCCTGCCGTAGCAGTGCCAATCGTAGGGGCGTTAGGAACCTTCAGGGGGTTGTACCCCGGCAAAACAATACCAGCTTGATAGCGCATCGACATGGTGCTACCTCTAAGTAATTACTTCATAGCTGATTGTGTAGGTCAACGCGCTGCCCGTACCCGAGGTAATTGAGATTGAATTGCCCTCCATCAGGTAGATCGCAGTCGTTTTGTCCACAGCAATCAAAGACGCATTGGCAGGCACAGACACTGCTGACACGATGGGGTAAGCCGTACCGCCAGAAGGAGCAGAGCCTTGAGCTACCGCGCCGTTGCTGTAAATCGCCACCGTAGCATTTGCCGCAGACGCTGTGGTGTTAGCCACAACAATCTGGTTAATCTTAAACACCGTGCCGCTGGATGCGGCGTTAGGTACAAGAACAACTGCGGATGTACCGCTAGGTACGTAGTAAGTTGTCGTGCCAAGAATGGACGTTACGTTGACTATGTTAGGGTTGCTCACAGGATTCTCCTTTACGCATGATTTGCATATTTGCCATGATACAGATCACGGGCTTCGGTTGAAACAAGGTCTGCCAATTCAAGGTCATCAAAATAACCAAGGTGTTTTATCTTAGTTTTTATTGACACGTAGGACTGCCATTTTTTTACGCGTTTATTCCACGCAACTCCTTTGCATCCAGATGTGTTGTTTAAAAACAATCTGCGATTACAAGTATTTTCAAAGGAATTAACAGGTCGCAAATTCTCTATCCTGTTATCAGTTGAGTCCCGATTGATGTGATCTAATTGATCCGGAACAACTCCGTGATGATACAAATAAATCAGCTTGTGCATACACCAATGCTCACCACGAATTGTAGTTGCGCCGTACCTGTAGTTACGAGCGCCTGTTGGTTTTGTGCCAACCACAGCACCCGCATAGTTACCGTTACCCATTGTTGAATGGCGACGAATTAAATTACCGTCTTCACGGTAGTCAAACATCTCCTTCACCATTTCTTGGGTAAGCGCCATGATGGTTCCTTAGAGGCCGAAGATCATTGAAAAAGCGATGGCCTGACCTTTGGTGGCTCCGCTTGTAGCTGCATTACTTGCAAGCAACTTGACAGTGCCTGCGGAGTTTTTAAAGTACAGCTTTTCATCAAGCGTGTTGAGCGCCAACTCGCCAGCAACAAGATTGCCAGCAGACGGTGTTGCCGCCGCAGTTGTGCTGAAGTACAGCGATATGGGTGTGTAGTTTGTTTGTGCCATGATAACTCCTTAAAATGTCCCGCCAGCAACGCCATAGATTGTGCCAGTTCCGCCGTTGGCTATTGGGAGAATGCCGGTTACGCCCGTTGTCAGTGGAAGCCCCGTGGCGTTAGTCAACGTACCGCTGCTCGGCGTGCCCAGAGCGCCACCATTGACTACAAATGCCCCTGCGGTGCCCGTATTGACCCCCAGAGCCGTTACAACGCCTGTGCCGGTAGTCACGGTGCTTGGAGCAACTCCAGCGCCTCCACCGACCATTAAAGCGTTTGACGCCAACAGCGCTGATGTGGCCCAAGTGCTTGTGCTTGTGAAGTAGGGTACACCGCCGCTTGTTCCGGCAACCGTCAGGGCCAAAGTGCCACTTGTCGTGATTGGTGAGCCGGCCACCGAGATGATGCCGCCCGTGAATGACTGGGCAACACTGGTAACTGAACCTGTACCTGCCGCTGCCCAAGTACCATCGCCACGCCAAAAAGTGGAGGAAGTTGCACCAGTTCCGCTGTTTAGATTGGTAACGGGTAGATTGCCAGTCACGCCCGTAGTCAGTGGCAATCCAGTTAGGTTGGTAGCAACACCGCTTGTTGGCGTACCCAACAATGGCGTCACCAAAGTTGGGCTGGTAGACAGCACTACGCTGCCTGTACCCGTACTCGTTACCACCCCTGTACCACCATTGGCCACGGCCAAAGTGCCGGCTAAAGTGATTGCACCTGATGTTGCAGTGCTTGGCGTAAACCCAGTGGTGCCGGCGCTGAATGTCGTTACACCACCCGCTGCGCCACTCGAGGCCAGAGTGATTCGGCCCTGCTGGTCAACCGTCAGGTTTGCGTTTGTGTAAGCACCCGGCGTTACTGCCGTGTCCGCAAGAGAGATTGTGCCCGTGGAGGTAATTGGGCCGCCTGTAAGGCCGGTTCCCGTGGCAATTGAGGTAACGCCAGAGCCTGACGCAAATGAAGTCCAAGCGCCGTTGTAACCCTCAAACAAGCCTGTCGTTGAGTTGTAGCGGATGTTCCCTAACGTAGATGTTCCACGCTGGCCCGTTGTTCCAGCCGGCACAACAACACCCCCGGTGCCGGGAATTACGGGGTCAGTGGCCAAAGAAACCGTTGGGTTGCCGCTTACGCCAGTCCCGTTTGCAACGCTAATTTGGCTTGCAGTGCCTGTTATCGTTGAGGAGGTGATGCCGCCAGCAGTTGAGAGCGTTACCAGTCCGTTAAAACTTGCATTGGCAAAATTTAGAACCTGACCGCTCAAGGCGATGGTTGGGTCACCAGATACGCCAGATCCGTTGGAAACCGACAGCCCATTGCCGCTGACGGCTATAGAACGGTTTGTAAGGTCCGTAGAAGACGTTTTTACTTGGAACCCAGTACCGGAGTTCACTAAGGACAACAAAGCGCCTGTGGTGCTTATATTGAAGAGCCCTTGCGCTCCACCGTCCGTTATTGCCAAGCCATTTGTTGCACCTACATACCGGCTGTTTGCCAACTGGGGTGTCTGAGCAACGGTCAGGTAGGTGTAAGGCTGCGACGGGGAGGCGGCGATCGCACTTGTGGTGGTCTGCACCGTCACGCCATTTTGGACGACTGGGACCGCTTCCGTGCCCGTGATGGCATCGGCGGCGGGAAGCTGGAGGATAGTGACTTGTGCGGACATTATGTGCTCGTGTTGTCTGGCGGGTTCGGTGCAATAGTGTCCCTGTTCCCGGTAGATGTTGGAGTCTGGGTATTACCCTCAGTCGAGATCTGATACACGCTGGTCTCGCCGCCCGTGATCAGATAGTTGTCGCCGGCACCAATTGGGAGATCGGGGCGTGGAAACCGAATTGTTATTCTTTCGGTTTTGCGAGCCGGCAGGCGGTAGGGGTCAAGCTCATCTGCACAGCCTTCGTTGCACACTCTGAGACCCGGAAAGTTGGGGTCGTTGCGCATCACAGCATGCGGGCGCTTCATCTTGCAGCGATCGCATATTGCAATTGCAATGTCAGAGTATCCGAGGGTGTCAAGAAAGATGGCCACAGGTCACCGTGTATATGGAGAGATATTAGGTGCAAAGTAGATTGGCGACCGATCCCGCTCCTCTTCCTCGGCCATGGCAAGGTACTTTGCCGCCTGACCCTCTAGGTACTGCACGCGGCTCATGTCCACGCCGGGCAGCTCGAGGCTCATCCGGTGAGCCAGCATCATCACCACGGCCTCGTACCAGCGCTGTGGGACCTCCAGCTCGCCGTACAGGTCGCCCACGTCCATGATCTGGCGTGAGTACCAAACAACCATCTGGTAGAAGGCGTTCTGGGGTGTTGGCCAAAGAACAATCTCGCTCTGCGGAATGGTCCGGTTAAACCAAAACTGGAACGGCTGGTTGGCCGTGAAGTTCTTGTTGGGCAGATTTGTGTAATCGTCGCGGTTCAGGCGAGACATGGTGATCTCGGTGCTGTTGTTGCCAAAATACAACTCTCGCAGGCTCAGAGTGGTCCCGCTGTAGGCCCTGATGCGGTAGTACGGCACGGTCTGGCCATTGACAATGTCGGTCCAGATCCACTCGTTGTCCACCACGGTAATGGACCCAAGATCAACCAAAGTCGCCCAAGTCACGTTGTCAAGCGAGTATTCAAGGATGAATGATTTTGTGCCGCTGGAGGCCGGCAGAAAGCCAATGGAGCCAATAAAAATTGGGTTGGACGGGCCAAAGTTGACAGCAATGTTGCCGTTAGCCGAGGTCTGGGTGCAGATCGTGTCCACGTCACCGTCATAGACGTTGCCAACCGTCCCGCCGGCCGAAGTTGTGTAGCTGCCGTCAGGGCGGTTTAGGTAGCGGTACAGGGCGTTGAGCACGTCATTGCCGCCCAAAGGGAGCAGGTACGTTGCGCGGTCAGGCGAGAAGCCGTAGACCTTCTTGCTGATGGCCCAATACTGGATGCCAATGTTGATCAGGTTGGACAGCAGGAAAAACAGCGACTCGCGGGAGCTTAGGACCTGCTCAGAAGTCAATTCTCCAGCCAACTTGCCGCAGCGACGTGCGCCGTGATCAATCAGCGTTTGGACCGTTATGACGGTTGTACCTACAGATCCTGAGTACGCCATATCAGCACTTCCATCTGTTTAAGGCTGCCGCTTTGCGTGTTGGCTTGCCTTTTTCATCTTTCATCGGCCCCGGCATGCCCGACATTCGTGCGCAAAATGAATCTTTGCGTGCGCCACCTTGGGGCTGTGGTGCCTTCAAGTTGCTGCCGGTTGCCGCATTGTATTTTGCCCTACCTTTAGCGGTCAACCCAGCGCCCTTGCTGACTGGCAGCTTCTCGCCACGGCTGACTGCAAGATTGACTTTTTTTTTGGTCATTTCACTTTGGCGGTCTTAGCCGACTGTTTAAAGTCACCAGCCGTTGGCGCACCCTTGCTGCCCACTCGGCGCATCTTTTCGCCAGAGCCTTCAGCAATTCTTTCACGCTTTGCATTGATGTTGTCATAGAGTCCGCCCCCTTTAAATTTTTTCCCCTCATCAGCCTTGGCAAAATCTTTGCCGACTTTTGTGGGGATGCCCACCTTCTTGGCGAACGCCGGGTTGTGTGCAACCGCCTCCATGAACTTGTGTTGAGCAGGAGATTTGCTTGGCATGGTTAGTCTGGGTTCTTGATGTAGATGCCTTCAAATTCAGCAGACACATTAGAAGCCCCTGCTGAAGCAATTGCTCTAATTTCAATGTCTGTCTTTTCAGCAAAAACAAGAGGGGTGTGCAAATCAAGAATGAAGTCACCATTACCAGCAACCCTAGCCGAAGTTTGTTGTCTAAAAACTCCGCCCAATGGACGCTGATTCATTTGAAAGTTTGTCCAAGTATTTGCGGTTGCGTTTCCAGATGTGTAGAAAACTCCCATCAAATACAAGGTGTACCCAGCAGGTACAGTCCAAAATGCCATTTGCGTTTGGTTTGCACCAATAGCAATCATGCCGTATACAGTTGCTGGTACGCCCGAAGTAACAGTGCCAGTGCCAGCGTAGATAGTTCCTACGGCAGTTGCACCAG